ATTTTTTTATAAATATTTGCTATATAGAAATTAGTGTAGTTTTTGTAGTAAATGTAGTAACTTAGATTTTTATTTTGTTACAAGGGGAGAGTGAAGGAGGTTTCCTCCTCACGAAAATTCTTGACACGTAAAGCTATTTTTGCTATAATGTAAGTATAAAAGTACCTCCAAACGATAAAGTGTTTTGCAAAAGGGCGTTCTAGTTAAGAACGTTCTTTTTTTATGCACTTTACAAATTTATAACGCATTTGATATAATTAAATTATCCTAAGAGCTTACAACTCTATAAAAACGTAAAGGAGGAATATAAATGGATTTAAAAGCAATATTAAAAAGATGTGGATTAGAAGGTGAGTTAGTGGACACTATTGCAGACACTATAAAAGCAGAAATCCCTAAGGAGTTCGTTTCTAAGCAACAATACAATAAGAAAGTTGGTGCTATAGATGAACTTAATAACACTATTGCAGATTTAGAAGCTAAGATTGAGAACTCAAATACTGACGAGTATAAGAGTAAATATGAAGCTTTACAGAGTGAATTTGACACATATAAAAATAACATAGAAGTTGAAAAGATTAATGAACAGAAGAGAGGTTTATTAACCGAACAACTAAAAAAAGAAGGATTCAACGAAAAAATACTAAAGTTGTTAACTAAAGAAATAGATTTAGAAACTTTAGAGATTGAAAATGATGCTATAAAAGATTGGGATAATATAGTTAATCCATTAAAGGAAAATTATTCTGATTTTATAAAGCAAGAGAGTATTAGTGGTTTAGGTTCAGTACAACCACCAACAAACACACAAACAGAAAATAATGACAATCCTCTAGCAAATGCTTTAGGAAAATATTTATAATAGGAGGTAAGGCGAATGGCACTTACATTAGAACAAAGTAAAGTCGGTATGGCTAATAAGGTCGACCAAACTGTAATTGATATGTTTAGAAGAGAATCAACGTTGCTAGATAAAATGGTGTTTGACAATGCGGTTTCACCGGGTACTGGTGGTTCTACATTAACATATGGTTATCAACAATTAAAAACTCCTTCAACTGCAAAATTCAGAAAAATAGGAGAAAACTATACTGCAAATGAAGCAATAAGAGAAGCTAAGACTGCTGATTGTAAAATATTCGGTGGTAGCTTCGGGGTTGATAGAGTTATCGCTCAAACTAGCGGAGCTATCGATGAAGTTGCTTTCCAAATGCAACAAAAAATTAAAGGAGCTGTTAATTTATTTAACTACGCTTTAATAAAAGGGGATAAGAGTGGTACTCAAAGCGGGAGCCATCCGGAGTTTGATGGATTAGACAAGCTTCTAGCGGATACAGAAACAGAATACGAACCGGAAGCGGCTATCGATTTATCTACTTCTGCAAAAATGACAGAAAATGCCGAGTTGTTTGCTGATACATTAGATGAATGGTTATCTTTATTTGAAGAAAAACCGGATTTCTTAATAATGAATAGTAAAATGGCTACTAAAATGAAGTCAATTGCTAGAAAGTTAGGTTATTACACAAGAACAGAAGATGCTTTTGGAAGAGGTGTAGATAATTACGATGGAATACCTTTTTATGTTGTAGGAACTTATTATGATGGTTCCCAAGCTAAAGAAATAATAGAGATAGACACTTCTACTAAAGAAACTTCTATCTATGGAGTTAAAATAGATTTAGGAGGATTCCACGGAATTTCACCGGCTGGGGATAAGATAATAAAGACTTATCAAAAAGATGTAACTGATACTGGAGTTATAATCGATGGTGAAGTAGAAGCGGTTATGGGTGTAGTTCTAAAGAACTCAAGAAAAGCAGGTGTATTAAGAAAAATAAAAGTAGCACCCTAATCTAGCCCTTGCTTCTTTGAGTGAAGAAAAACCGAAGAAAAGAACTAGAAGGGCAAAGCAAGACACGGAATAGGACGACAAAATATTGTCGTCTTTTTCTTTTATATGATATAATTTAGATAGAAAGGAAGTGAAGAAATGGCATTTAAAAAGATACCTTTAACTATTGATACTATGATAAGAAATCCAGTACCGGTTGAAGGGATAAATCAAGAGGATAATATAGAATTAAATATAGTTGTAACTGAAAATAAGACACCTAAAGACCTATCCAGTCAGACTATAAAGGTTTATGTTAGAAGGATAGATGGGACTTTAGTAGAACAGACCGACCAAATAACTCCAACCAACGCTAGTAAAGGGGAGGTTACTGTTAAATTAAAAAATAGTGCATTTAATAAAGAAGGTTATGCATTATTTCAACTAGATGTTTCTGATTCTAGTGGAAGGATAACAAGCTCTTATGCTACTTTTAAGATAGGAAAAGGTTTAGCAAGTGGTGAAGCTATTGCAAATACAAATGAGGTTAATGCTTTAAAACAAATTGAGGAGTATGTTAAAAAGGCAAATAAAGAACTAGAAACCTTCAAACAAACAGTTGTAGAAATAAATGAAAATGAAGCGACTAGACAAGAAAATGAAAGAATAAGGATTAAGAATGAAAAAGAAAGAGAATTAGTTATAAGTGGAATAACAGAAAAAATAAAAGGTAAATATGATAATGTTATATTACAAGGATATGAATTGAGATTTTATTCAGAAGGGATTTTGAAAAAGACTATAAATATCCCGGTTGGTATAAATGGTGAAATAGATTTAAGTGGTTATCAAACCAAAGAAGATGAAACATTAATTACACACAAAAAAGATGTAATAGGGGCTATAAATGAATTATCGAGCGAAGTTCTTTTGAATAAGGAAAATGCTACCTTTAATAATCAAGAAGATTTTATAGAAACTTTAAAAAATCTATATAAACCTTTAAATATGAATTTGGTAGTGAATGATGTTGAAAAAAATAATTATAGCGTGATATTTGAATTAGAAAATAATAAAGCGATTCGATATTTGTTTTCGCAAAAAACAATGAATGGAATTCTAGATGATTATATTCTTTTGGGTGAATCGGGATATGGAGAGTTAATAAAAACGGATGTTATAAGTAAGCATGAAAGTTACGACGAAGTAACTGGAGAATGGAATAAACAATATCCCCCAAGTTTTTACACAACAGAAGTAGGGGCAACTATGACGAAAAAATTTGTTGGAAATAGAATTGATTTCTATAGTTTTGGTGATGATAGAGGAGGGGTTTGGGAATTTGTTATTGATGATGAACAAAAAACTAAATTCACTCATTCAACGTGGAGGGAAAAAGCGGGTGCAATTCCACCGGTAACGATATGGAAAGATATAAAAGGTGAAAATAAAGAACATACTTTAAAAGCTATATTTAAAGGAGATGACCCGGAGCACATTCCTTCTAGTGGTGTTGGAACCTCTAGGGGATGGGTATATTACAATGAAGGAGAGAATGCTATCAATTCCTTTTACGTATATAAAAGTAGTAAATTTGTACAAACTTCAATTACCCCGCTTTATCATCATTCTAATAAAGAGTTTGCTATAGAAGCAAGGAAAGATGGTACTGAATCGCCATTTCATTTTTGTCCTATGCATGATGTTTTAACTGCAAAAGAAAAGAGCAAACCTAAAATCCTCATCGATTCTCGAGAAAGGGAACTTTTAAATGGTGAAAATATTACAGGGGTAAACGAATTTAAGATAATCCAACAAATATATCATAAAAATCCAGAAACCGAAGAAAATTTAGCGGAGATTACAACTGTTACTACGGTAAAGAAAGATGGGACGGTAACAATCAATGGGAAATATAAAGCGTTAATAGATTTGGAAATAAAAACAGGGTATGGTATAATGTTTCCTTTTGACAACACTTTTAACAAAAAACTTTTAACTAGCATAAATAATGAATATATTACAAGTTCGGAACTAGAAGGGACTAACGTTTATTTAGAAAAAGAAAAAGATAAAACTATAAGTTTTTTGAGCTTGAGTGATAGTTACAAGAATCTAGCTTTAGCTTGTACTTTTTTTAATCCTAAAACAACATTGAGGCAAAATATGCAAGGGAAACAAGATTTGAACCATTGTACATGGATTAATTATAGAAATAGCGATATGGCTAAATTATATCAACAAGTTTATTACGGAACCAAAATGAAAAAAGGAGAATTGTTCAGATTTAGTGGTGGTTTTTTGTTAGCTGAATGTGATGCGATTTATGAATTGTTTTAGCAGGAGGGGAGAGAAGTGGAAAAAATATTAAGTTCTGTAAATAATTACTTTTATAAATTTTACGAAAGTGGAAGCTATTCAATAAACACTAACACTATAACAGTAAAAGGTAAATATATAATAGGTCAATATGTAAGAATAGAAGGCAGTACACTAAATGATGGGGTATATAAGGTCGCTTTTGTAGATGGTCAAAATATAACACTAGAAAGCCTTGCGATGCAAGATGAAGAGTTTGAGGGGATAATATCCTCTCTTGCTATTCCAAGCGATTTAATAAGCCTTAAAGCTAAAATAGAAGTATATGAGAGCGAAAATAAACCGAGTGCTATTGTAAGTGAGAGTTTTGGTAATTATTCTTACAGTTTAGCAACTAATGCAAATGGTCAAGCTTTAACATGGCAAGAGGTGTTTTCAAATGAATTAAAACCATATAGAAAACCAAAATTATTTTGGGATAAAAGAGGGGTGAAAGAAATATGCTAGATGATTATAAAGAAAATCTCATTATAATGGAGAAAAGAACAGTATCTGACGGAATGGGTGGATATGAAACTTCATGGATAGAGGGAGCAACTTTTAAGGGTGCTATAAGTTTAGATAACTCTACTCAAGCAAAACTTGCGGAACAACAAGGGGTTACATCGCTATATACTATAACGGTTGATATAAATGTACCTCTTAACTTCAATGATGTTGTTAAAAGAGGAAATGACTATTTAAGGATTACAAGTCGTCCCGAAGATATGATCACACCTAAAAGGGCGAGAGTTCAAAATAAGCAACTTAGTGCAGAGTTGTATGTTTTAGCATAAATATGATAGAATTAGAATAAGGAAAGGAGTTGCGACATGGAAAAATTTACAGAGTATTCAAAGGCGTTGTATAGTTATTTCAATAGCATCATGCCTTCATTTTTAGAGGGAAACGTTCCACAAGGTACGCAATTCCCTTACTTAACTTACAATTTAAGTTATACGCCAAACTATGACGATACTTTAATTCAGTTCTCTATATGGGATAAATCGACTTCATTAAAAACTGTAGCGAGTAAATTAGATTTGCTAGGTAATGATATAGATAGTGGGAAAGTGGTATTTACCTCTAATGGCTCTATACAGTTATATAAAGGTTCTCCGTTTGGAGAAATGTTACAAGATGAAGAACCGAATATTAAGCGTTTATATGGCGTTGTACAAGCAAGAATATACCTATAAGGAGGGATAAAATGAAATTATTAAACGGATTGACACAGACTACACCTCAAAACTTTCAGTTAGATGCTGGAGTGTGGTTAACTGGTGTAACGTGGGATAGTGTTTCTGATGAGGAAACTTTAAGAAGTGCAATAACAACTGCCATGGGAACTCAAACTAATATATTGGGTGCTACAAGTGGTGGAGGAAGTATTGAAATAGTACCTGATATAAGAGACTTAATGGAAGATGTTGATGGTGCAGTCGGGATGTATAAAGATTGTTTAGCGGTAAATAAAATCGACTGTAAAGTTAAAACTAAAATAGCAGAGGTTAAACCGGGCACAATGTTAATGGCTATAGGTTGTGCAGAAGAAGCTTCACTAGGTGCAGGGAAGAAAATAACTTTAAGAAACCATTTCTTATCTAAGGATTATAAGGAAATAGTTTGGGCAGGTACACTTAATAAAAGTGATGGACTTATGGTTGTTAGGGTTAAAAATGCAATATCAACTGGTGGTTTAAACTTCGAGATAGAAAATCAAGGAAAAGGTAAGTTTGATTTAGAATTAACACCTTGCATTGATTTAGCAAAGCCTGATGAAAGTCCAATTGAAATTTATTTAGTATAAAGGAGAATAAGGATGAGATTAAGTGAAATGACTAACGAAGTTTGTATTGAGAAAGTAATTGAAATAACTCCGTATCTTGGAGAGATTATGCAAGATGAAGAGTTAATCTCTATCTTCTATGATAGATTAGATATAAGTGGAATGGACGAGAAAGAAGGAAAAATCAAAGGATTGGCTAAAGGTGTAAGTAATTTCACTAAATTAATTCCTATCCTTCTTAAAAAACATAAAGAAAACATTTATAATGTATTAGCCGTTGTAAATGATAAAACAGTTGAAGAAATTGCAAAACAGAATCCAGTACAAACAATCAAACAATTAAAAGAATTATGGAGCGATAAAGAACTTCTAAATTTTTAGCGATCCTCAAAACTTTAGGGAGTGGCAAAGTTATTATTTATTTGAGTAACTTCCACTCCCTTTCTTTTAAGGCTATAAACGTAGTTTTAATAGAAAAAGAGAACGAGTATAACCTAGAGTGGACACATAAAAGGCATATAGCCCAATCACTTTGGGTATGTTCCCAATCTTTAAACAGAGATAAAAAGTTTAAGAGTTTTGAGGAATTATATGAAAACATGAAAAAACAAAACGTGCAAGAAGAAGAGAAGAGTGTTGAAGAAATTTGCACAGAAATTTATAACAAATTCAAAGGAGGTGAATAGATGAATTTATTCACTTTAATGGCTGAAATAAGCATTGACAATAAGAACTATAATAGTAAAATAGATGAAAGTGGAAAGAAAACTGAAAGTGTTGCGAGTAGAATGGGAAAAGCTACTAAAGTTGCTGGTGCAGTTATAGCTGGAGGTTTAGGAGTTGCGGCAGGTGCGGCAACGAAAGTTGGTATGGATTTTGAAGCAAGTATGGATCAAGTAGCCGCAACAATGGGTATAGTTGGAAATGCTTCTGATTCTAACTTCAAAAAACTTTCGGATGCCGCCAAACAAATGGGAGCTACAACTAAGTATAGTGCTTCACAATCAGCTGAAGCGTTGAACTACTTGGCACTTGCAGGATATGATACAGACAAAGCTATAAGTGCATTACCTAAAGTTCTTAACTTGGCGGCTGCGGGAGGAATTGACCTTGCCTATGCTTCTGACTTAGTTACGGATTCTATGTCGGCTTTAGGAATAGAAACAGACCAACTTGAGGGATTTACTGACCAAATGGCTAAAACCTCACAGAAAGCAAATACAAATGTAGCTCAATTAGGAGAAGCTATCCTAACTGTTGGGGGGACTGCGAAATCTCTTAAAGGTGGAACAGTAGAATTAAATACACAACTCGGAATTTTGGCTAAACGATTATTGGTCGCTTAGATAGAAATATCTATGAATAAACATCCCGTGAAAACGGTGAAAGCTAAGTTTTAAAAAGTTCCCATTAATTGAAAGAATTTTTAAAATAAGCCAATACCGTGCTAAGCATACAAGGGATTGTATGAAAGTGTAGAGACTAGAGGTAGTAATCTAGAACAGAAGAAACCTCCACGAGTGCGGGACACCCTAACGTAAAGCCGAGGGTGAAGAGATAGTCCCATCCTCAAAGGAAACTTTGAGTTCTAGGATAAAGAGCCTAGATATAAGGCGATGGATAACGGGGTTAAAGGAGCGGAAGGTGGAACTGCATTAAGAAATATCATACTTTCTTTAGGTTCTCCGACTGATAAAGCGGCTAAACTTATGAAAAAATTAGGTTTAGAAGTTTATGACGCAAGTGGTAATATGAGGGGTACAAATGAAATATTTAAAGATTTAAATAAAATACTTGGGACTATGACAGAACAAGAAAGAACTAAAGTTCTAAGCGAATTATTTAACAAAGTTGATTTAAAGAGTGCTAACGCTTTACTTGCCAATAGTGGAGAGAGATTTGATGAATTAAGCAAACATATAGCAAACTCACAAGGTTCAGCTGAGGAAATGGCTAAAACTATGAGTGGAAACTTAAAAGGGGCTATGGATAATTTTAAATCAGCACTAGAAGGTTTAGGTATAGCAGCTTACGAAAAGTTTTCAGAACCACTAACTAATGCAGTTAAATTTGTTACAGATGGTATTAGTTGGCTTGTACAAGCTTTACAAAGCGGAAACTTAGATGGAATATTAAATAATATAGGATTAGCGTTAAGCGTTATAGTAGGTTATTTAGCGGCTATAAAGGGCTATGCTATTGTAAGTGGTATAATTGCATTTGTAAAACCTTTATTTACTGCCTTAACTATGGTAAAGAGTTTTAGTGGTGCTATGGCAATATTAAATGCGGTTTTTATGGCAAACCCAATAGGGATAGTTATAGGGCTTCTTGGTGCTTTAGTAGGTGCTTTTGTATATGCATGGAATACCTCTGAAACATTTAGAAATGTGGTTGTTGGAACTTGGGAAGCGGTTAAAGAAGCTTTTTCAACTGTTATAAATTGGATTAAAAACGCTTTTACAGTTGATTGGTCTAATGCTTTTGGATTTATAGGAGATATATTAAATTCACATCTAGCGAATGTTAAAAATATATTTAATTCTGTAAAACAAATTTTTAATGGGATTATAGAATTTGTAAAAGGTGTATTTACCGCTAACTGGTCAAGGGCTTGGCAAGGAGTTGTAAATATATTCGGAGGAATAATGAACGGATTAGGTGCAGTAATAAAAGCTCCTTTAAATGCAGTTATAGGACTTGTTAATAGTGCTATAAGCGGATTAAATAAAATAAGTGTAACAATACCAGACTTTGTCCCTGTCGTTGGAGGTAAACACTTCGGAGTAAATCTTCCTAAAGTACCATACTTATATAATGGTGGTATAGTAACACAACCGACATTTATGGGAGGATATGTTGCAGGAGATAGTTACAAAGGTAGAGGAAACCAAGCGGAAGCGGTTATACCGTTAGATAAATTAGAAAACTGGATTAAAAGTTTAGCTAATAGACCAGTAGAATTTTATATTGACGGTAAAGAAATGATGAGAACCTTAGCACCACATCAGAGCGAGTTTGATGAATATTCTCGTATGACTTCTTTGGCGTTTAGATAAGAGAGGGAAATTCCTCTCTTTTTTATTGATTTTAAATGTAATTTATGTTACAATATAAATGTAAGGAGGTTAGGAAAATGAGAAAATTAGAAAAGTTCAATATTAGAGTTATAGAAGATAAGGGAGAATTGTGGTATAGTGCCAAAGATTTAGGGTGTGAAATAGGTTTAACAAACATAAGATGTAACATCAACAATCAACTAGGAGAGGAAGATAGAAGGTTATTCAATTCGAAAAAAGATGTTTCTTTAAGTAATAGAGGTGAAAATTTTATAAGTAAAAACGGGGTGAAAATACTAATTTCTAAATGTGAGAAAAGTGTTTCAAAAGAATTGATAGAGTACTTCGAAATAGAACAATTTAAACCACAGATTGTTAGATTTGAAAATGTTTTTGAACAAGAATTACAATTTGCTATGGAAAATTTAAAAGGTGAATATTTTAACGACTTGATTTTTAACCCAAATACACATAGCAATTACAATGATATTTTTTGTTTTAAGAGCCAATACTCTATAGGAAAATATAGATTAGACTTCTTTTTTGAAGAAACAGGTTTAATAATTGAATATGATGAAGAACATCACTCTAAAACAAGAGAAAAAGAAAAAGACAAAGCGAGAGAAAGAGAGGTAAAAGCTTTGTTAGAAAGAAAGTTTGATAACACTATAGAGAATATGGAGCAAGCTTATGAAATTGTAGATAATGGAGAATCTTTTTATAAATTTATAAGAATTAAAAAAGGTGAGGAAAAGACGGGGGTGTATAGAATTATAAGTTACCTTTTACGAGCAATAATTTATTAAATATAACATAAAAAGAAGTTTTTTAAAAAAATATAAGTGCTATTCTGCAAAAAAAGGAGAGGTTAAAATGGAAAATAAAACGATAATATTTGAAAATGAAATGTTTGGAAATGTAAGAGGGGTTATAAAGGAAGGAAAGCCATATTTTGTCGGAAAAGATATTGCGGAAGTTTTAGGATATTCAAATGCTAGTAAAGCAGTTATTGACCATTGCAAAGGTGGAGTAAAGGAAATGATAGCACATTCCCAAAATGGGAAGATGGTCAAAACACAAACAACACTAATTCCAGAAGGTGACTTATTCAGATTAATAATTAAATCGAAATTACCTAAAGCACAGGAATTTGAATCGTGGGTAATGGACAAAGTTTTACCTTCAATGAGAGAATATGGTTACTATCTTGTTCAAGAACAAGAAAAACAAAGGTGGTTTGTAACTAGAAAAGAAACTAAAGAGGTCAGAAAACAAGAAACTGATATGATAAAAACATTAGTTGAATACGCTAGAGAACAAGGTTCAGAACATCCTGAAAAATATTATATAAGCTATACTAATTTAGCGAATAAAACTCTAGGTATAAAAGCTAATGAAAGAGATAAACTTAATCAATCAGACTTATTAAAATTGAAATCCTTCGAAACTCTTATAACTATTAAAATAGAACAAGGGATAAAAGAGGGGTTACACTATAAAGAAATCTATAAGAAAGTTAAAAACTTTATGGAAATGATTTAAAATTAAGCACTCGAAAGGGTGCTTTTTTCTATGTTATAATATAAAAGAGGTGATGAAATGATACAATTTTATTTTAATAATAAAGCAAGTTATGATGATTTTGAACTCTTAACAATGAATAATTTAGAAATGGGAAGAGTTGAGGAAATAGAAGAAGAACAAGAAGTTGAAGGAAATCCATTCGGAACTCTTATAGTTAAAACTGGGAGTTATAAAGATTTAAAACATACTATACCAGTTAGAGTTAAGAGAGAAGGGTGGGAGGTTAAAAGAAGAATAATAGAGAATTGGCTATCCAATATTGAAGATAATAGATTGATACTTTCTGATAATGACAGCATTTGCTCTAAAGTTAAAAAGGTAAGCATAAGCAATTATAGTAGAAATGGGAATGTTGCCATAGAGTTTGAAATTACTTTTCTATGCGAACCTTTCTACTTTGATACAAGCGATATAGTTCAAGAATGGAACATTAACACTCCTTTGATATGTGATTCTGATATTGATACTTTGCCAATTATAGAATTAAACTCACGCGGTGCAACACAAATCACTATAAATGATGAAACTTTAAGTTTTACACATACTGGAGATGTGATTATAGATAGTATGAGAAATATTTTTAATAAAGAAAATATGCAAGTAATAACGAGTACAGGGGATTTACCTATTATAAAAAGAGGTAAAAATACTCTTAGTGGTAGTGGTTTTACTACTCTTAAAATAAATACTAGAAATAGATATAGGGGGTAATTATGGGAAGTAGATTACATTCAAGAACTGCAACAAGGTCAGAAGTTATTTCTACTAACGGAATTGCTTTTTTAGATGAAATTCTTATAAATGCGACTATAACACAAACAGAAGATGATTTTTATGCTGAAATAGTTTTAGCGGTTAAAAAAGATGAAAGCTTAAAATACATTTATGACAACTTAATAGAAGAAGCTATTATTACACTAGAAGATGAATACGGGGACGAGTTCTTTAGAATAAGCAATATAAGGAAAGATAAAAGAACCATTACTATATTCGCAAGACAAATTACAATAGCCGACCAGTTAACATTATTTTTAAAGGATTGTAGACCGGAAAATATGAATGGTCAAGCAACTTTAAGTAAGCTTTTGAATGATGCTACAGGACGTAACAAGGAGTTTTTCTTAACTTCTGATATATCTGACACGAGTACCGCTTATTATCAAAATATGAGTCTTTATAACGCTTTGTTTGGTGCTGATAATGCTTTTATAGTCAGATGGGGCGGAGAAGTCTACAGAAGGCAATATAACTGTAAAATTAATACTAGAGTGGGGCAAGATAAAGGTGTTCAGATTAAATCAAGAAAGAATTTAACAGGGTTTGAGATTAAATCGAATATTGACGACCTTTGCACTAGGATAGTTCCTCGTGGTTTTGATGGTATAGAAGCTCCTGTTGTAGAAAGTGAATTAATTAATAATTATAGTAGTGTTTATACTAAAGTTATGGAATTTTCAGATATAAAGGTTAAAAATGAAAATAATCCCGACGAAGGTTTTGACACTTTAGAACAAGCTCAACAGGCTTTACAAGAAAGAGCTAGAACTCAATTTACTTTATTTAATATAGATAAATTACAAGCAACTTATAATATAAATTTCATAGAATTATCTAAAACAGAACAATATAAAGATTATAGTCAAACCGAATCTGTTGAGATAGGTGATACAGTAGAGGTTATAGAAGATACTTACGGAACTAAAATAAAAGCTAGATGTATCAAGAGGGTTTATTCTGTAACTATGAAGAAAAGATTAAGCACAGAATTATCTAATGTTAAAAAAGAAAGTAGACCTATTTCAGTTAATGATATAATCGCAGAATTAGAAAAGGAATTACAAACTAAGCCTAATGCAAATTTAAGCGACTATATAAATAGTATGATTAATGCAGGATTAAAGGATTCTTATGTGGTTTTAAAGCCTAATGAATTACTTATAATGGATAATAAAGATATTAATAAAGCGGTTAACGTTACCCGTTATAATAAGAATGGTTTAGGGTTCTCTACAACTGGTTATTACGGAAAGTATGAATATGGTTTCACTATAGACGGAAAGATAAACGCTTCATTAATTACGTTCGGAGCTATGAGTGGACAATATATTCAAGCTGGGAGTATAACCGCTGATAAATTAAGTGTTGATGTAATACAAGAAATAACTAACGTTTTAGGTGATAAATTTGTTACCAAAACACAATTTGAAGTTTCTTTAGGACAAATAAGAGGGGAAGTAACACAAAAAATAGAAAAACTAAACAATAATATCGTTATAAATTTATTTAACAATACAATACCTAATTCTATAGAAGGTTGGAGTTCTTATAATGGAGTTGTAAGTTTAGCAACAAGTGAAACCGAATTAAAAATCCATATAATAGATACTGGAGTGCAGGCAGATGCTATTTTAATTCAAGAGGATAATATAAATATAATGGTTGATTGCGGTTATAAAGGAACTTCGAATATTGTTATAGAATATTTAAAACAACAAGGCGTTAAAAATATAGATTTATTTATAGCAACACACGCACACACTGACCATATAGGAGCGTTCGAAGAGGTGGCTAACAGTTTTTCTATTAAAAAAGTTATCTACAGAGAAGCAAATTGGACAATAGTAGATCAAATAGAACCGACTGGGTGGGGAACGAGTGCATCTCATAGAAAAATGCTAGAAGTTATCAAAAATAAAAATATATCTTCTCGAGAAGTCGGGAAAATAGAATTATTCAATATATCTCAAAACGGAAGATTAAGAATAATAAATACTACTACAGAAGTTTATGACGAATACAATACTAGAAGTTTAGGTGTTATATATGAACATTATAAAAATAGATTCTTACTAGCTGGAGACATGACTATAGAAAGCGAAAAAGCCTGTTTAGGTGAATTAGGTAAAATAGATGTTTTGAAAGTTGGTCATCATGGTGCTAATGGTTCAAATTCAGAATCTTATTTAGAAGAAATTAAGCCTAAGTATGGGTTAATAACTACTGTAACTATAGATCATATAGATAGAAAAAAAGCTTTAGGTTGCTTACAATGGGAAGGTGTTAGAATGTATGATACTGGAAGTAACGGAACATTCGTTATAACTTCTAATAAAGAAACTTATAACGTAAGCAATTTAAATAACGAATACAAATTAACTAACCAATGGTGGCATAGAAGAACTTTGGCTAACGGTTTTGAAGAGTGGGTTTATTTTAAATCAGATGGGGAAATAGCAAAAAATGAAACTGTAAATATAGGAGGCGGAAATTATGAGTTTGATGGAAATGGAATCTGTAAACAACCTTATTAATAAAAACTATCTAAGGCTCTCTATGAGTGAAAATGTTACAAATGGTTATTATGCTATTGTAAGTGATTTGGTGGAATTGAAAGAGAATTCAGATTATATACTACAATTTAAATGTATTCCTAAAAAAGAAAAGAATATAATAATAAAAATTAAAGGAAATGAAACAATAGAACAAATTGGAGAAATAATTCTTCAAGAGAGTGTTGTTTTTGAAGAAATTAATGGAATTAAAGAATATCTATGTGTTTTGAGATTTTCAAATACAAAAAAGCAAAAGGTTGCTATGATGTTCGGAATAGAAAATAATAATGATTTTTCAGCTAACGAAACTATTTTTGATATAAGGGAAATTGCGTTACAAGAAGGCGAATTACTACTTCCTTACCAAGAAAATTCGTTTGAAAACAATAGCAAAATAACTTTGTTAAATGGTAAATTTGAATTGCTTGCTGATAAATTTGAAGCTGGTATAAGTAAAGTAGAAAAAGATATAACAGGTTTAGAAGAGAAGACGGATGCTAAGATTAAAATAGAAAGCGATAAAATAACACAAGAAGTTAAAAGTGTTGCAGAAGGAAATTTTATTGTAAATGGAGCATTTGAAACTGGAGATATTTTTGGTTGGAACGTCGGCGGTACAAGAACTATAGTAGAAGGATATAATTATTATGGCGAAACGTTAAATTATATAAATATAGATGTACCACAAGAAGGCACTTCAACATGGAGTAATAGGTTTGAAGTGGTCGAAAACACATATATACAATTTAGTGGGCTTTTTTTTAATGAAATAGGTAACACTACAACCATTAAGATAAAGTTTTCTAAAAGTGTTTTAAATGCAAATGATAGAGAGGAAAGTGGTAATTTTGATACTGAAAAATTACTTGAAACTTGGATTGCTGAAAGTAATGATTTTGTTGAAAAGTTTTATAGTTTAGTTGTGCCGGTTGGTTCTAAAACTGCATTTATAGAAATTGGTTATAATGGAACTGGTAAAACAGGGTGGACTAAAATCATGTCTACTAAAGGGCAAAGAAAAATTGACTATATGCCAAAAACTACAAATTATAGCCTTGTAACTCAACAGTTAACACCTAATTCGATTATAAATAGTGTAAACAAAGGTCTTACAGAAGGTGGAGCTATAAGTGTTGCGAGTACGATTTTAGATGAAAACGGATTTTCTCAATTAAATAATGGAAAATTATCTGTAAGATTAAATAACAATGGTGTGCATGTATATTCATTTTTAAACGAAAGCAAAATAAACGGTTCTATCATCGCATTAAGGTCTACTGCGACGGGCGATGATGTAATTGGTTTTGTAAATGAAAACAACTCTTATCTAACTATAAGTTATAGCAAAGACGCTTCAACTTACAACTCTTATATGGTTTTAGATAAATTTGGACTTCTTAATCCGATACCAATAACATATTATGAAGAACAAGATTTTTACAGTAACAAAGTTTGGTTATCAAAAAAAACAGGGAATGGAAGTAATTTTTTTGGTTGGACAGATGGGAAAGGAAGAGGTTCATCAGCGTGGTACACCAGAAGCTTTTATTTAATGGATTCAGCAAGTAATGATTCTTTATTTACAATAGATTCAGACGACGCTTATTTTGGAGCGAATTCGGTTTTATTTAAAAGAAATGTCACTATAAACGGCGATTTAAATGTAAGTGGCAACAAAAACTGTATTCAGCATACTAAATTCGGAGATGTTCCGTTCTACGCGAATGAGGATATCAATTCATTGTTAACAGAAACAGATACTGATAACATCTATACAACAGAATTAATTGAAGGGAAATATATTTGCAGAATTGAAATAGATGAAATAATTCAAGAGTGTATCAACACAATGTTACCTTATAACATTTATATAGATAAATTAAGTTGGGGAGATTATAAAATTGAAATTAGAGAGAAAGATTATTTTATAGTTGAATCTGATAGAGAAATGAAATTTAAATATAAATTAGAAGGAAAAAGAAAAGGGTTTGAACATGAAAATAAAGAAAATAATTTTATGCAAAAAGCTACAGTCCAAAAACCTTCTCAAGAAACTGAAACACCATCGATACAAAAAAGAGAGAAAGAAATTATCCATAAAAAGCCGATTAATGAATTCTGGGAGTTATATCGTTGCAATAATTGTAATTAAAGTGGTAAAATATAGATAAAGGAAGGTGATATTATGAAAATAGCTTTAAGAGGTGGACATTCACCTAATTGCAAAGGTGCTAACGTTTTAAGAGATGAGCAATCTTGCATGTGGGCTTTAGCTGATGAAGTAGAAAAAGTTTTAACCTCTCATGGTCATACCGTTGTAAGATGTGAAACAACTTTATCAAATGAAAGAGAAGATGTAAGACAAGGGGCTAAAAAAGGTTATAATTGCGATATGTTTATCTCTCTTCACATGAATGCAAGTGACGGTCGAGGAAATGGCACGGAAGCGTGGGTTGCTAGAGGCGCGAGAAGTTCTATAAAAGAAATTGCTTCAAGATTATGCAAAAACTATGCAACTTTAGGATTGCAAAACAGAGGTGTAAAAGAGAAGAATTACTGGGAAATGACAGATACAAATTGCCCTAATATTATTTTTGAAACTATGTTCTGTGATGATAAGCATGATATAGATATATGGGCTTCAACCTCTTGGGATAAATTAGCGAGATTAATCGCAAATGCTATTGACCCTAACATTCCACTAGAAAAGGAACAAGACTATTATAGAGTTGCAGTTCAGAGATTTAAAAGTAAAGAAGATGCAGAAAAAGCGAAACAAAGAATAAGCAGTGAATTAGGTTATTATTGTTTTACTGAAAAGATATAGAGGTGATCTAAATGTTTAATAGTATAAAAAATAAAGAATATTGGGCTAGGTTCAAAAATCCTGCCCTTTGGATTTCTCTTGTAGGTTTAATTGTTCTTTTATTAAATCAATTTGGATATGTAATAGATGCAGAATGGGCAGATACAACGATTAAATTAGTTTGCAGCATAGCAGTGCTACTTGGATTAATGAATAATCCCGAAACTGGAGGAATCGACTTGCCGAAAGGTGGAAAATAAATGGAATGTAATGATAACCAATATAGTGAACTTATGCAATTAAGAAAAGAAGTTAGGGAACACGAAAAAAGAATTGCAGAGATGGAAAAGAATCACTCCGTTCAAGAATATCAATATAAAACTATAATGGAAACTTTAACGGAAATGAAAAGAGATATAATCGATTTGAAATCAACACCCAGTAAGCGTTGGGATTTAATAGTTGCTGGTATAATAAGTTCTATAATTGCATTTATAGCAAGTGTAACACTTAAAAAATAGGAGGTTTTTATGGATAAAGACAAGGAAATTCAATTATTATCAAATGAAACCTTTATGGAAATAATGAAGCACCAAAGACAAACGTTAGAAGGTTATAAAAAGATTTGTTTAGCTTGTTTAGCTACAGTGGTTTTAAGTATAACAATAATGTGTGGTAGTGCTATTTATTTCTTTGCTAATTATGAAGCTGAAATAATAGAAGAAACAACAACTACTTACGAGCAACAATCTGATGGAGAATCTCAAATTATAAATGGTAATTCTTATAACGATAATTCAATCCATAACGCTAAGGGGGACTAATAAATGGGTGTTCGGCAAAAGAAAACAGTAACAAGAAAAAGAAAAGTAAGATTTAAGAAAAAGAGGTAATCTTATGAATAGAGAAGATATAAAGAAGGTGCTTGATTGCCCTTCTAAACCTCTTCTAATGTTAGCCTTAGAATTGGTTAACCTTAAAGATAAAGAACGTTTAGCGATTGAATTAGTGGATATAAGGGGTATGACACAAGAAAAAGCATCTATAAAAATAGATTGCAGTATTAAAAGTGTTACCAATTATAGAAATAAAGCTTATAAGAAGTTAGGAAAAGCTTGGGAAAATCAAGAATTGATTAAGAAGATTTTGGAGGGATAGAGATATCTCTCTTTTTTATGGGAATTTTGAAATGCCTATAAAATGAAAGATATAAATTAACAAGGTGCTTCTTTATAATTGGAAATGAGTCTATAAGCCAACTTTCAAGTAACGACCTAGAGGTTGTTTCTTGTGAAATTGCAAGAATTAATAAGAGTAAGAGAAGATGGGAGTAAATTTGTTAGTGCTAGAGATTTGCATAAGTGGTTAGGGAGTAAGAAAACATTCGATAGATGGAATAGTCAAAACCTTCTATCTGCAAGTTATGACTTTATAAAATTCATTGAGTTTTTACCTAATACCACTCAAACCCGCATGGTTGTCGAAAGTGACTTTGAGGTCACTTTCAGAGAAGTGAAAGAGGTGAAAATTAAACTTGCAAATAACAAAGGGAGTATAAAATATAATAAAACATTTATAATATTAACACTCTTCGGAGTGTTTTTTTATATAAAACTATTGACAAGATAATTAACCATGCTATAATTAAATCATAAGATGTTTAGGAGGTATTAATATGAAAAGAAACACTTTAAAAGCGTTAAAAAGCTTAAAAGAACAATACAAAGAAAGATCAGAAGGTTTTGAAAATAAAAATTTCTTTTATGCCGGTGTTATAAGTGGTATAGAAAAAGCTATATCAGAAATAATAATGAATGAGGAGATTGAAGAAGATGAACATAGAATTTAATGGAAAGTTTTTATATGATAGTGAAACTGGAGAACGTATATGCTCTATTGAAGATTTAAAAGACAGAGAAAAAGCGGTTTTTATAATAAGAGAACTTATAGATGAAAGAAGAAATTTTGAAGATGCTTTAGATACTGCTATAGACAGAATTGAAGAACTTGAAGATGATTTAAGAATGTACGAAGATAACTATTGTGGTACTTTTAATAGTTGGTTGGAGGATTAAATATGAATGACGGATATTACGCTTTACTTTTAGCAATAATATATGATATAGATGCACATACCGCTTTTTCATTTATAAAAGGCGCTAGAAAAGATTATGAAAATCTTAAAGATAAAAAAATAACAGAAAGAGATTATCAGGTTGAATTTGATTTGGAGGGATATTATGAATAATTATTTTGAGGTTGGCGCTTTATATGAATGCGAGGGTGTTTCATACACTCTCAATAGAAATAATCAAGCTGATTTTGAATTGTACCATGATTTAGTTGAAGAGGGAGAACAACCATTACAAGCGTTAAAGATAGCAACTGAAAATCTTTTATATTACATTTGGAACAATGACATAAAAGAGGTTACATTTGAAGGAACTAAAGAAGAAGTTGAAAGAGAAATGAAATTTTTAGGGTTTAGGAAGGTGTTTTAATATGAATTTGCTTGAACATTATATTACAAAAAATAGATTATGTAAAAGAATTTAATGAATGGAATAATGAAGAGTGGGCTAAAGGAATTGAATTTGTTAAAGTGGGGTTGTGGTGGAGATGTTACAGAGATGAGGATGAATTTTCGGAGGAAATTTGGAGGGTTAGCCAATGGGAACAAATAAAAAAGCAAGGTTATTTTATGGGATAGAAAGGATTTGAATATGTTAAAATTTATAACCAAGGTTTGGGTAGCTGGTGAAATAAATGATTTCAGAAGAAATAGAAAGAAAAGAAAACAACAAGAAAAAATATTAAAGCAAAATAAAGCACAACAAAGAGTTGCAGAGCTTGGAATTATAGAGGAAAAGATAAAAGGGAATAATGATTTAGAAGTTAAGTATAAAAGAATAGGCAATCGCTTTTCTATATCGGCTTTAATTATTATATTAAGTTTATTTTTAACCTTATTTTTCCCGTTTGCTATTATAATAGGAATTGTAAATATACCCATTATAGGTTATTATGGGGCGAAATTAAATAAATTAAAAAGAGAAATATTAAACAATCAAGGGTAGAGAAATCTACTCTTTTTTTATTTTATAGTTGACAGTATATAAAAATAGTGCTATACTAAAAATATAAATTAAAAGGAGGTTCAAAAATGGTAATAGATTATTGTAGTTTCAATATGATTATTGCAACAATAGAACATGAGGGGGAGATATATGATGTCGTTTTTAGGAGTAACGGAAATGTTTCAGCTATTTACAAATTCAATTATGAAAATGATGTTGAAACATGTGAATTATTAAAAACAAAATCAACGAAAAAAGTTTTTGGGGTTATGCCTAGAGAAATATTTATTAAAGCAAAAATAGATTTAAAGGAGAGATTATAAATGAGCAATATAACAATTTTTAGAAATGAAATATTTGGAGAAATAAGAGGTATGTTATTAAATAATAAACCTTATTTTGTAGGAAAAGATGTTGCAACTATTTTAGGATATTCTAATCCAACAAAGGCAATTTCAACACATTGTAAAGGGGTGTCCAAAATGGGAATACCTTCTAAGGGTGGAGAACAACAGATGTCTATCATACCAGAAGGAGATTTATATAGATTAATAATTAGATCAAAATTACCTAAAGCACAGAAATTTGAGGAATGGGTTATGGATGAAGTTTTACCTTCTATAAGGAAAGATGGTTATTATCTAACTAAAAATGCAGATATAGAAAAGTTAGAAAAAGAATTACAAATAATCAAAGAAAGAAATCAATTATTATCTCAAGAAAATCAAGCTTTAAGATTCTTTGATAGACAGATAACCGGTGCTTGGGTAAAAGTTAATTGGGATTTAGATAGTCTAAAAATAGGTGCTATAGATGTTCCAATGGATTTTGTAAAAACATTTATAAGCAAGTATCTAAATAAGCACGGACAACCTAAGACGGATAGAGAAAGCATACAAAGAGTAAGGTTTATAAATTACAACTTACAATTATCCATGATGTGTATAAAATCAATTTTAAATAGTTATAGTAATTTTAATATAAGGAATATGGAAGAATAATATTAAAGCATCCGAAAGGGTGCTTTTTTTACGTTTAATTTACCTAAAACTTACCATTTATTTCTATTTAAGAACCGTTATAACCTAATGTAAAATTAAAGTATAAAGAACAGGAGGTAATAATATGAATCCTTATTATAGTGGATATGGAAATTATGGAATGAATCCTAATTTCAATCCTAATTTTGCGAATAATAGATTAAACGCTTTAGAACAACAATTTAATCAGCAACAACAACCACAACCAATACAACAAGTTCAGCAACCTCAATTCCCTTCTATAAGACCAGTTACATCTATAGAAGAAGTTAGAGGAATAACTCCGAACTTCGATGGGAGCAAATTGTGGTTTGAAGATACAACAAACAAGAAATTATACACTAAATATATAGATATGAACGGTTTACCTCATATAGATACTTATACGCTTTCTATAGAGGAAGAAAAACCGACAGAAGGTTATTGTACTAAAGAAGAATATAACGCCTTAAAAAGCGATTTAGACAATTACAAGAATGTATTAGATAGTTTATTAAACCAATTAGGAGGTAATAAGAATGAATAATAATATGATGCAAATGTTTATGAATATGATGCAAGGCGGGAATCCGCAACAACTAATGAATATGTTTAGTAATAATCCTATGATGGGACAAGCTAAGAAAATGTTAGAAGGCAAAAACCCTCAACAAATTCAAGAAACTATTATGAATATTGCTAAACAAAAAGGAATGAGCGAAGATCAAGTCAGACAAATGGCTCAACAATTTGGTATTAAGTTTTAATTGAAGTTGGATACTTTTTATGTTATAATAATTGCATATTAACATAAGGAGTGATTTTATGAAGAAAATAGGAGAAAAAATAGGAAGGTTAACAATCTTAAAAGAGAGCGGTAAGGCTAAAGATGGACACAAGTTGTTTTTGTGTAGATGTGATTGTGGCAATGAAACTTTAGTGGCATCTAATAATTTTAAAAGCACAAAATCTTGTGGTTGCTTACGTAAGGAAATCCAGTCAAGAAAAGCCAAAAAACATGGATTGTCTAACGAAAGATTGTACAAAGAGTATTATTCAATGATGACAAGATGTTACAATCCTAATACTCTTAATTTTAAAAGTTGGGGTGGAAAAGGTATTAAAGTTTGTGAAGAATGGGTTTCAGACAAAATGAATTTTATTGATTGGTCTTTAAAAAATGGTTATAAAGATGATTTAACTTTAGATAGAATTGATTATCAAAAAGATTATTCTCCATCTAATTGTAGGTGGATATCTTTAAAGGAACAATCAAGGAATAAAAGTAATAATAAATTTGTTTTAGTAAACGGTAAAAAAAGACAATTATCTTCCGTTTGTGAAGAATTAAATTTAAATTATCAAAGCATTTACGGTAAAGTTATAAGACGAAAAGGTGCTGTAGTTGTGGGCGAAGGCACTAATAAAATAATAATAGTAAAGGAGTGATTGCAAATGGCAATGACAGAAGGGCTGGGGGTAACACCAGTATACAATTTAGACAATAAAAATGACGACGGATTTTTTGGAGGTGGTGGAAGCTTAATTTTCTTCTTATTTTTCCTTTTAGCATGGGGAGGAAATGGTTTCGGAGGATTTGGAGGTGCAAATGGTACAGTTGGTCAAATAAACAACGACTTTATGTACTCAAACCTTTCTAATCAATTAGGAAGAATACAAGACCAAAATACATTTGCTAACAATACATTGCAACAAGGTTTATGTACAACAACTTATGAACTTGCTAATAAAATCGGTGGAGTTCAAAACGCTATAGAAGCGTGTTGCTGTGCTACACAAAAAGAGTTATTAATAAACAGATATGAAGCTGAAAAGAACACTTGCGCTATAACTAATGCTATTCATGCTGACGGTGAAGCTACAAGAGCCTTATTAACTCAAAATACTATACAAGATTTGAGAGATAAATTACAAGCGGCTGAATTTGGATTAAGTCAAGCGGCACAAACCGCAAGTATAGTGCAACAAATTAGACCTTTCCCATCTCCAGCTTATATAACTTGTTCACCTTATTCAAGTCCATACGATTGTGGAATTTGCTAATTCCCTCATATAGAGGTTGATTTTATAGAGGGGTATAATATACCTCTCTTTTTATTTTAAATAAAGGAGGGCGACTTATGAGTTGTCAATATTGTAATAGAATAATAAAAAGTACAAGTATAGCAGTTACTGGAACTGCACCAAATCAAAGTTTAACTATAACTATTCCAACAACAACATTAACAAATTTGAAAGAATATTGTTTAATAACTTGTCAATCAATTCCTAGCAATGCTGGAACGTTGCCAGTTGTAATTTTGAACGGAACTGCAACTATACCGGTTTTATGTAGAAAAGGTAATATTTTAAGAGCAGACCAAATTAGAAGTAGGAGAAAGTACAAAGTAGTTTATGGAAATGATACTTCTCATTTCTTAGTAGAAAGTCCAGTTTGTCCTACTTCTTATGTGGCTACAGGAGTTTCTGAAAGTGAATAATCAATTAAGAGATTTAGACGCTTTAGCTTTGTTTAGTGGATTCTTAGGTGTATTAAACTACACCGAGAATCTAAAACAAACTTCTAATGATGAATTATTGGAAGAATTAAAAAAACAAAATGTTCTATTTTTAGAAACTATAATAAAGCAAAATAATGAAATAATCAAATTATTAAAGGAGGGTAAATAATGGATTACAATAAAATAATAGAAGTTAACGGAAAGATAATTGATAAAGCTTTGCCTAAAATAGAGAAAGCTATGGTAACCGATAAATGGGATTGTGAATGTGTTGAAGCTATGACCATGGCGCTTGATAATATAAAAGATGCTTTAAAAATAGAATCTATGCTAGAAAAAGATAAAACCATGGAATATTCATCAGCTAAAATGGTTTACGAGCCATTAGGAGAAGATACAGAGTTTATGGAGTGTATTTCCAAGATAATAAATAAACATGGTTTAGAAGCCGGTACAAAAGCAATAATGACTGTTATAAATGAATTAATGGAAGATATGAAAATACTTCACTCAAAAATGTATAACAACACTATGATGAAATTGAGGGATATAAAACATGATTAAGAGTTATGATTTTAACAATGAAGCTATAAAACTATTAAAAGAAGCTATAAATTTAAGCGCTAGAGGTGAAATGATTCACGATACCCTTAGCAGGTCAGCACACATGAAAGGGTTACAAGGGTTTAAAAGATGGCATAAAGTTCAATCTAAAGAGGATAGATGTCATAGGGTGGATTTACAACACTATGTAATTGATATGTTCAGCGAAAACCTCGAACCGTCTTGGGAGGAATTAGAAGGAGTTAAAGAACCTTTATCTATAAAGGAACATTTAGAATTGTATTTAGATTGGGAAATCGAAGTTTATACCACTATAGCCTCTATATCTAATAGATTAGTCGCTAAATTCCCTAAAGAATCTGAAAAAGTCTTAAACCCCCTTTGCGGAGTTTCTAAAGAAATACAAAAGATACGCAGATGGTTACAAGACTTTGAATTCACTGGATATGATGCAAGTTATATCAAGTTAGTTGATAAAATGCTTCATGATAAAGTTAAAGAAATTGAAGAAAAAGAGTAATCTTTTTACCTCTTAGAGCATATATATAAAATATAAAGCTTTAGGAGGTATTTTTTATGAAGAATATTGATAAAATCGCTAACGAATTATTACAAACAAAGACTTGCAAGACTACAAAGGAAGCTTATGAGTATGCTAGGTATTTAAAGAATTATACTATGATGCTCTACAAACAACAATATAAATAAACCATTATAAAGGCACTTAATAGGTGTCTTTTTTTATTACTACATTTACTACATTTTTAAGTTACATTTTTGTAGTTTTACTACATTTACTACACTTAATTATAAACAAAATGTTACCAATCAATTCATAATTAATTAAAATATTTACTACATTTTTAAGCTTACTACATTTTTTACTACATAATTACTACATTTTTAAAACCCTTTGTAAGCTAGTGATACCAACGCTTTATATATATTTACTACATTTACTACATTAAATTATAAGACTTTATTATAAGTAATAAAATAATATATATATTTTATATAAAAATGTGCTATATAGAAAATGATGTAGTTTTTGTAGTAAATGTAGTAAGTGATTAATTTTTATTTCTTATAATGGTTCAAAGATGTTCCGAGACGAATAATGAAATAAAATATTTTCACCTCATCACTCCATAATTATTTTTTAGAAAAAAGTATTGACAAGATAATTAAGTATGCTATAATTATACTTGTAGAGAACATCGAGGAGGTATTATGATGGTTATTAAGAAAAGTGAAATCAGAAAAACTCTTCAAGATTGGAGAAGAATGGAAGAAAGGACTTGCAAAACCAACATGGCGGCTTATAAAAGTCCGGAGTTAACAACTAGATTTATTAAAAGAATCGCTTTTATAATTGGTTGTCCTAAAGAATCAGAAGCAGTTAAGGTTTTAAGACCTTATATAAAACAGTTTAAAGAGGAGGGAGTTATTTAATGAAACTATATGAATTATCACAAAACTTTAGAAACTTACAACAAGTTTTAGAAAATGCGGGAGAAGATGAAAATTTAAAAGAGTTAGTTATAAACTCTATGAAAGGATTAGAGTGCGATTTATCTACAAAGGTAGAAAATATCGTGAGATTAATTAAAAACCTACAAGCAGAAGCGGAAGCGTTAAAAGCGGAAGAAAAAAGATTAGCAAGAGAACGAAAGATAAGAGAGAATAAGATTGAGAACTTACAAAGGTACTTATTTGATACTATAAGCGGATTAGAGAAGAGAGAAGTCAAAGGTGGTATATTTACTGTAAGTGTAAAGAAAAACCCTCCTAAAGCGATTGTAGAGGATTTAAACGCTATACCGAGACAATTTATTGTAAATACTCCTAGCGTGGATAAGAAAATGCTTAAAGAAGCGTTGAAAAATGGCGAGAAAATAGAAGGGGCTAAATTAGTGCAAGAGGAAAGTTTAAAAATAAGATAATTGACAAGGTAATTAAGTTAGTGTATAATTAAATTGTCAGTTAAAAGGAGGTATTTTTATGAATAGAAGTGAAACAATAGTTAAATTAGCAGTTGCTTTAGCGAAGTTCAATGCCGAAGTAACAAGTATATCAAAAGATGCTAAAAATCCATTCTTCAAAAGTGATTATGTAACACTTGATAAGCTTATATTAGCAACTAGGGATATATTGCAGAAGAATGGTTTATCAGTCTTACAAATGCCGTTGAGTAAGGAAACTGGAGAAATAGGAATACAAACTATTTTACTACATGAGAGCGGGGAATATATAGAGAGTGAACCATTATTCATGAAACCAGTTAAAAACGACCCACAACAAGCAGGTAGCTTAATAACTTATCTTAGAAGATATTCATATCAAGCTATTTTAAATCTTAATACAGGCGAAGATGATGATGCAAATTTAACTACTCATGGAAGTTCTAAGCCAAAGGAAGGTCTATCAGATAAGCAATTAAGCAGATTGTTCGCTATAGGAAAATCTAAAGGAATAAACCAAGCAACTATAACAGCTCAATGCGTAAAAGAATTTGGAGTATCTGATATAAGTCAAATGACTAAAGAACAGTACGATAACATTTGTAGTAGATTGGAGAAAGTTCAAAAATAATGAGATATAGATTTACTGAAAGAGAAATAGAAAACGCATTAAATAAAATGATTATTATAATAGATTCGAGGGAGCAAAAAGCTTCCTCTTATAAATCTGAATGGAATAGGAATCAAGTTAGATATTATTCTACAGAGGAATATAAAAAGTATAATAAAGAGTGTAAAATTCCTAAAAAAGACTTGTTTGAAGCTAATTTACCAGCTGGGGATTACTCGGCTATGATACCTAAAGGAACGCTAGAGGGAATTGATAGGGCGTTATGGTTTGATAAATATACTATTGTAGAAAAGAAAGGTAGTATTAACGAGTTAGCGGGCAATATCAAGGTTACAAATGGAGAAAAGAAACGTTTAGATAACGAGTTCGCAAGGCTTAAAGCGAACGGAACTAAACACAGAATACTTATAGAAGATGCTTTATATTTCAAACATATGTATGAAGGTACAGGCGACCATAAACATGGTTGGAAAAGTAGCATAAGTCTATTAGGTGCTATTGATAGAAGTCTTTCAGAATGGGGGACAGAATTAATTCCAGTGCCTAAAGAGTATATGGCTAAAAGGATTTATGCTATTTTAAGAAATGATGTAAGAACTTGTTTGAGAGAACATTTTGAGATCAAGAATATTAATAAGTTTATGGAGGTTGAAAATGAGTGATAGTAAAGCGTGCTTAATAACAAGTATGGGGATAGCTTTAATGGGATTGATAGCTTATCCAAATAGTAGCATCTTAGCAAAACTTATTTTAATAGGTGTTACAATTGGAGGGGTTGCTACTGCAATTATAATTAAAGAGTTAAAGGAGAGTAAGAGATAATGAAAGTTAGTTTAATAGATATAACAAATAACCCAATAGAAAAGATATATAAGGCTTATAGAATATGCTACAGTAAAGATTCTTGGGATAATATAAAAATTAAGAGTGAGAAGGAAATGTGTGATTTTATAGTTCCTCTTATGATGGAACAACACACTAGCCCCCTTGAACACGTTAGTTTTAGTTTTGCTATAGAAGGAATTTCGAGAGTGTGTTTAGCACAGTTGACTAGACATAGAACATTTAAGTTTAATGTTCAGTCGCAAAGATATGTTGATGGTAGTAACTTTGATTTTGTTATGCCTAATTTAAATTATATGAATGAAACAAAGGGTAAAATAGCAAAGGAAGATTTAAAAGAATTTTTTGAACATTCCAAAGAAATGTATAGATATTTAACAGAATTAGGAATTAAAAAAGAAGATGCTAGAGCAATATTACCACAAGCAACAACTTGTAATTTAATAGTTACAATGGATTTAAATAACTTTAGAAACTTTTTAAGACAAAGAAAGTGTATTCATGCACAGAAAGAGATTAGAGAATTGGCTTTTATTATGATAGATTTATTAAAACCTCATATTCCATTTGTAGATTACAAAGTTTTATTGTGTGAACAAGGTTTATGTAGTAAATGCCTTGACAAAATAAATCAATAAGTATATAATTAAATTGTAAATAAATTTAAAGTTGGTTAAGTGAGTTTATAGTGTTGAGAATAAAATATTCGCCTATATCTTGTACGCCTCACTTTCCAACTAAGGAGGTAATAGAATGAATCAAGTTAACTTATTAGGGCGTTTAAGCAAAGATGTAGATTATAGAACAGGTAATACTAATATTGCTAGATTCACGTTAGCAGTAAATAGAAAATTCAAAAGAGATGAAGCTGATTTTATAAATTGTATAGCGTTCGGTAAAACTGCTGATATAATAAATCAATATCTTTCGAAAGGTTCTCAAATTGCTATAAGTGGAAATATAAGAACAGGAAGCTATGGAGCTCAAGATGGTACTAGAAGATATACAACAGATATAGTTGTTGAAAATTTTGACTTTATAAGCAGTAACAATAAACAAGAGAATAAAGTAAATGAGTTTGAAGAAGAAATGAATAGGGTTGAAGATGGATATGTTCCATTTTAGGAGGTGTTTAGATGTATAATGATAAAGAAGTGATTATTCCTATAAGCGATTTTAAATTAGGACAATTAGATGCTAGTTTAGTTAAACCTAATTGTTTTAATTTTTGTTTAGAAGGAGAATGGTTGCTAAGAATAGATAAAGATGGCATAACTTTCAATGAAGATTTCAAAAATAAACTTTCTGCTGATGAATATGCTATGAAGTTTATTGAGTGTTTAGAAAGAATGGGAATGGTTAAAAATGAAAACTTGTACTAATTGCAACAGAACATTCGAAGATATAGAAACTAATTTCTATCACCACCCACAAGGGAAAGATGGTTATAGATCTATGTGTAAAGAATGTTTAAAGGAAAAAGCTAGAGAAAAATCAAGAAAGACTATGAAAGATGTTTTTATAAATAGAGAAAAGATAAAAGCTAAACGTAAAGAGTTAGGATTAACTATTGAAGAAGCTGCTAAACTTATAGGGATACCATATCACACTTATTTAGGTGTAGAAATAAGAGATAAAAGAGTTAGGAGAAATACTTGGGAAAAAATAAATAAAGTTTATAGACTAGAGTAAAATCTAGTCTTTTTTAACAAAAGTATTGACAAGATAATTAAGTGATTATATAATTAACTTGTAAATTTGTTTTGGAGGTTAGGTAGATGATTAAGATTAAAGTAAGTCAGAAAGGTTATAAAGTTAAACCAACTGCAACTGACATGATAGATATTACAATGGGTATGAAAAATTACCCTTGTATATACGTTGATTATAGAGAAATAAAAGAATATTTAAAAAGAGGTCATTCTGTTTTATTAGCAGAATTTCAAGAAGATAGTAAGGATATATTTGAAAGCAGCATTAATTGTTTAGAGTGTATTGCTTTAGATGTAGATAGCAAAGAAAATGAGATTACATTATTTGAAATGGTTGCATTAGTAAATAAAAAACTAGGTGTTTATCCTATAATAGAATATCCAACTTTTAGTGATACTGATTACACTAAATTCAGATTGATTTATAGATTAGAAAGTCCTATTGATGTTGAAACTTATAAGTTATTGTATAAGGCTCTACAATGGAAGTTTAATAAATATTTAGATCAAGCTACAAGCAACGCAAATCGTATATGGGCTGGGACAAATAAAGAGGTAACTTACAGAGAGAACGACATTCCTATAAGTTGTACATTAATTGTAAAACTTATAAATGCTTATCAATCTAAGTTAAAGAGGGATAACAAAGCTAAGCAAAAAGTTATTGAAAAAGGGTATACTCAATATGACGGTGAGGATTATATTAAGCCGCAATATAAAGAAGAGTGTTTAAATAGACTAATATCGTCTATAAGCTTAAAAGACTTCATACAGAAGCATCTAGGTGGAGAATTTAAGTATATGAATGGTAATTATATTGGTAGATGTGTTTTGCATGGTGGAGATAATAAAGGAGCTTTAGTTATAAATGATGAAAAAGGTATTTACACTTGCTTTACACATTGTGGAACTGGTAATTTAATATCAGTTGCTAAAAAGGTTTATGGAATTACTAATTTTTCTAAATTGGCGTTTATATTAGCGCAAGAATATAATTTAAGTATTCCGGAAGAATGGATTAGGAGGATTAAATAATGGTACTAGCGTTTAACAAAGATGTGTTTGGTTTACCTATAGCGATAGCGGATTCGCAAAGAGCTTTGGGTAGATTAATGAATATAAACCATAATATGATATCAAGACAAATAAAGAGTAATAAAAGAAACAAAAGAAGCAATTTGAAATTTATAGAATTTAAAGAGGAAAAACAGAAAAGACCTAGAACGCAAAGAGAGGTTTGTTATGCAGTATATGATTGTAATGTAAAGGGTGAGCCTATTATACAACTGTTTGATACTATAAAAGAAACATCAGCATTTTTAGGTTGTTGGGATAGTTCAACAAAGAATTTAATTGATAAAGATGTTAAAAACAGGCAAGGGTATAAGGTTGCAAAAATAATTTTAGAAGATGAATAAATAACTATTGACAAGATAATTAAGTATGTTATAATTAAGTTGTAAATAATTTTTTGGGGGGTTAAACATGAATAGAGAATCAAAACTAATTCAAATTGCCAACTATTATGGCAAAGAACCACAGTTAAGGCAAACACAAGAAGAGTTGGCAGAGCTAATACTTGCTATTTCTAAGTGTGTTAGAAACGACTTGCATTTTCAAGAGAACTTCGTTGAAGAAATTGCAGATGTTGAAATTATGCTAGAGCAGTTAAAATTGTTCATGACAGATTCAGAATTAAATCATTTAGAGTTTATAAAAGAAGCTAAGATAGTAAGGCAACTTGAGAGAATCGAGAGAGAAAAAGCGAGAAAAATAAATCAATATGAGATAGAAAAGTTTTGGGAGGAGAAATAAATGTCAATTAGAAAAGTGAGCATTAATTATTTAGTAGGAGAAAACGGGTTTTATTTCCAAGATGGAGATTTTGTAATCTTAAATACTGGAATGTCAGAGATAAAAGGAAGAATATTAGAGATACATGATTATAGAGTAAAAATGGAAGACGAACAAGGGGAAATAATAGTTCCTATAGAGAGAATCGAAAGTATTAAGTTGTGGGAGGGGAGATAATGGACTTAGCTAGTGCTATCAAACAACAATATGCTATAAATGAGAGAAAAGGACATAAAGAAACTTTGCTAAAAGGTAAGAAAGAATTATTGAAAGAGAAAGATGTTAAGAGGTGGTAAAATGTTAAAAGTTGGAGATAAAGTGAAGGTTAGAGAAGATTTAATTGTTGGTAGTTATTATGGAGAACAAATGTTTTGCGGTGGCTATATGGAAACACTTAAAGGTAGGATAGCAACAATTGTAGAGGTGTATGATTGTTTATCTTATGATATAGATATAGATGAAGAAGGTTGGAAGTGGACAGAAGAAATGTTTGAAATAATCGAAAAAGAAGTGAGTGTTAATATGAAAGAATTAACTTTTAGAGAGGTAATTGCTAATATAAAAGAGGGAGAAGTTTGGGAGAGTGAAATACTTGAAATTTATCTTGATAATAAAACAAGTGAGTTGGTTTTAAAACATAAAACAAATTATTTTTATTGTCGTGAAATAGGTATAAAAAAAGAGAAAAAGTTCAAACTTAAAAGACCACAATATACATTCCAAGAAGCGTTTAAAGCTTTTGAGGAAGGGAAAGAGATAGAGAGTTGTGAGAGTGGTTTTAAATACGAAATTTATGAAGATGCAACAAAAATAAAAAGAAAAGATTATAAAACAATATATGAACATAAGGCGGTTAAAATATTTTCAACAGAAGAAATTAAAGGTAAATGGTATATAAACGACTAACAATTTACACCTCGAAAGAGGTGTATTTTTTATTGTGTAAATATGGTATAATGTAGATAGAAAGCGAGGTGTAGAGGTATGAAAAGACCACTGGGAAAACCTAGAATTTTCAAAACAGAAGAAGAATTTTATAATGCTATAATAGATTATTTTGAATATTGTGAAGAAACGGAGAGGTTTCCTAATATAGCAGGAGCAGTAGTTCATATGGGAATAGGTAGAACAACTTTTTATGAATACGAAGCAAAATATCCGAACACTTTTAAACTATTTCAAGATATTTTAGAAGATAATGTGCTTCAAAGTAGAGATACAACAACAAAAATTTTCTATCTTAAAAACAAATTTGGTTATAGAGATAGAATTGAAACAGAAAACACTAACACAAACAACAACGTTAATAAAAACATTGATTTCAGTCATTTATCTAAAGAAGATATAAAGGAGTTGTTAAGAAATGAATCTTAGACAACAACTTCAATGTGAATTAGCGAGGCGTGAATTTTGGGAGTATTGCAAATTGTTATATCCTAGCTTTTATAAAGAAGAAAGAGGATATTTGAAAGAACTTTGTAATGCTCTCGAAGACTTTTATTATAATGATGATGAATATATGATAATTAATGCACCACCAAGACATGGAAAGTCATTTACTGCGGGTAATTTTGTAGAATGGGTATTAGGACAAGATGCTACATTTAAGATTATGACAGGTTCATACAACGAAGATTTGTCTAAGACTTTCAGTAAAAAAGTAAGAACCACTATAGAAACTGAAAAGATAGGGGAAATGTTTGTATATAGCGATATCTTTCCTAATACTAAAATCAAATATGGTAGTGCAGAAGCTAAGAAGTGGCAAACTGATGCGAGTTCACAGATAAATTACTTGGCAACATCACCAACAGGGACTGCAACTGGATTTGGTGCTAATATGGAGGTTATAGACGACCTTATAAAGTCAGATGAAGAAGCAAACAACGAAACTGTTTTAGAAAAACATTGGGATTGGTTCGTTAATACAATGCTATCAAGAAGAGAAGGTAAAAAGAAAGTCCTTATCATAATGACTAGATGGAGAACTAAGGATTTAGCGGGACGTATAATTGATATGCTAGAAGAGGAAGGGGCGAAATATACTCATATAAACTTCAAGGCTAAGAATGGCGATAAGATGCTATGCGAAGATATATTTAGTTTGAAAGACTATAGTAAGGCTATGAAGATAATGAGTGAAGATACTTTTAAAGCTAACTATCAACAAGAACCTATGGATTTAAAAGGTGCTTTATATCAATACTTCTTAGAATATGATGAAATTCCTAAGGATATAAGAGCAATAGAGAATTACACAGATACTGCTGACGAGGGTGCTGATAGCCTTTGTAGTATAAATTACGCAGTAGGACAAGACGGAAACGCCTATATACTAGATGTATTATTTACTAAAGAATCAATGGAAACTACAGAAAAGAAATGTGCTGAAATGATCACTAAGGATAATGTTAATTTTGCTAGAATAGAAAGTAATAATGGTGGTCGTGGATTTAGTAGAAACGTTGAGAGAATTGCTAAAACAGAGTATAATAATAGTATAACTATTTTTAAACCATTCCACCAAAGTGCTAATAAAGTTGCAAGAATACTAACAGGAAGTACAGGTGTAATGAGAAATGTTTATTTCCCTAAAGGTTGGAAACTTATGTGGCGAGAGTTTTACGAAGAGTTACAAGGGTATCAGAGAGAGGGGAAGAATAAGCATGATGATGCACCTGATGCACTAACTGGAGTATATGAAATCTTAGAGAAGAAATATAAAAAGAAACGTAGCTTTAGTGCGAATAGAATTTTTTAGGAGGTATTGAGATGGAATTTAAAGATTTAGTAGTAGGTAAAAAATATAAAGTAGTTTCGCAATTTTGGAGTGGTGCACCAAAAGGTGAAATAATCCGAATAGTTACAAAGGGTTCTGATTGTTTTACTTATGAAAAACAAAAAGAAACTCAAAAAGGATTTTATTTCGTAATCGATAATTCCGAAGATTTACCATTGCAAGAAAACAAAAATATTTCAAGTGTTAAAGAAATGGTAAACCACCCAAACCACTATAATAAAGGTAAATATGAAGTTATAGATGTTATAGAGGACTGGGGGCTTGGTTTTTCTTTAGGCAACGCTATAAAATACATTGCTAGATGCGAACACAAAGGGAATAAAAAGCAAGATTTAGAGAAAGCTATATTTTATATTGAAAGAGTTTTTGATTCAGAAGATTACTTTACAAACCACATAATAACTATAGGTATAGATGAAGTTTTAAAAGATTGGAATTTATCTCCTATGTTAACATTGGCAGTTTATGAGTTATTTATTGCTACAAGAGAAAAGCGAAAATTAGGAAAAGTTATAACTTTCATAAAAAAAGAACTAGAAAAGGAGGAATAAAATGAAAACATTCCAAGACTTTCAAGCTAGTGGGGATAAAGCTTCTTTTATCCTCCAAGCTATACAGGAATTTAAAGGAACGAGTAAATATAACAACGCTATAGAAGCACAAGCGTATTATAGAGAAGAGAACACAAAGATTAAGAACCGTCTTAAATGGCTTTATGATAGTTTAGGAAGGCAAGTAGTAGATAAGTTTAAGGCTAATAATAAAATCGCTAATACACTATTTCCTAAGATAATTAAGCAAGAGGTTAGTTATCTATTAGCAAACGGGCTTATGACAGAAGAAAAAGTAAAAGAAGGTTTAGGGAAGAAATTCGATATTAAACTTAAAAGATGTGGAACTGCTGCGCTTGTAGATGGTGTTGGTTGGGGTTATTGTTTTATTAACTCTAAAGGACAATTTGATATTGATATATGGAGAGGAACTGAATTTATACCACTAGAAGATGAAAGAACTGGTCAAGTTAGAGCAGGAATAAGATTCTGGCAAATAGACACAGATAAACCTATGTGGATAGAACTGTATGAAGAGGATGGAAAGACAGAGTATAAGTGTGATAAAAATAAAATAGAGATAACAGAGCCTAAGAAGAATTACATTATCAAGACTGTTAAAGATGCTATAGAAGAGAGAGAAATCGGACAAGAAGGATTCAGTAGACTTCCGATATTCCCTTTATATGCAAATGATATAAGGACATCTAGATTTACATTTGCTTTGAAACAAAAAATCGACTTATACGATATTGTTTATTCAGATTTCTCTAATAACTTTGAAGATAACGAGGATATATATTGGGCTTTAAAGAATTATAATGGAGAAGCGGGGGACTTTTTAAGTGATCTAAAGCAATATAAAATGATAAATGTTGATGAGGACGGAGACGCAACCCCTCACACTTTAGAAGTTCCATACCAAGCTAGAGAAACTATTCTAAATATGTTAAATAAATCGATATACTCTGATGCTATGGGACTTGATACCTCTGTATTAGCGGGTGGTAGTTTAACTAACGTTGCTATAAAAGCTAATATGTTGGACTTAGATTTAAAGACCGACGAATTTGAAACTGGTTGCTTAGATTTTTGCGATAATATAATTCAGTTGTACTTAGAATATATCAAGAAACCTAACGAGAAATATTCTGTTAATTTTGTTAGGAATAGGTTAGTTGATGAAACAGAAGTAATTAATAATATAATTAATTCTGTTAGTGCTTCTATAATGAGTTTAGATACTGCTTTAAGAAGTCATCCTATGATAGATGATATTAAACTAGAAAAGCAACTGATAGATGAAGAAATTGCTGATAAATTTAAGTTAGAAGAGCCTAAAGAAGAGGTAGTGTAATGCTATCTCTTTTCTTGTATAATTAAAGAGAGGTGATATTATGGATAAAGCACATAAAGAAACTGATAAAATCCTTGCTAAGCTAGAAAAAAATATTGAAGAGTTATATTCTGATGCTTTAAGAGAATTAAAAAGTAAATTAAATACCGTTATAAGTCGAATAGACACTACTAAAGACGCACAACAGATATATAATCAATTACAACAGAAAAAGCGTTTAGAAGCTCTTATAAGAGAAATGTCACTGGTTGTTAATAATGCCAATAAGGTCGCTATGGATATCATGAACGATGATATGATAGACATTTATTCTTTAAACTATAATTGGGGAGCTTATGAAGTAGAAAAGGCAGTTGCTAAAGATATAGGATATACTCTTTATAATAGAAACGCTATCAAGTTATTATTAAAAGAAGAGATAAACCCGTTTACCTTGATGGCTATTGATGATTTAACAGATAAGACTACTTTGTATAAAGAATTAAAGAAAGCTCTTGCTAGTGGACTTCTACAAGGTGAGAGTATGCAGAAGATAGCTTCAAGAATTAAAAAAATAACTGAAAAGAACTATAATGATTCTCTTAGAATTGCTAGAACCGAAACGACTAGAATAGAGAATGTTGGCAGATTAGACAGTTATAAGTTTGCAGAAAAACAAGGATTAAAGATTCAAAAATCATGGTTAGCTACAATGGATAAGAGGACGAGAGAAACGCATCAGAGAGTTAATGGCGAGATAGTTGACTTGGATAAGCCTTTTAGTAATGGTTTAATGTACCCGGGCGACCCAAACGGTGGAGCAAGTGAAGTAATCCGCTGTAGATGTACTATGACTACTGAATTTATAGGTTTCGAAAAAGGAGAAAAAGAAAAAGAACTTGATGAAAAACTTAGAAAAATGAGTTTTGAAGAATGGCAAGAAAGGAAGAAAAAGAAATGAAAATAAAGTTTGAAAACAACGCCAATGTATTCAAAAAAGAGATGGATAGCAAGGTTATAAAGTGCTTAAATGCAGTTGGTTTGAAAGCGGTTAGTATATGGCAAAAAGTTATCACCGCTAAGAAAGTCGTTGATACTGGAAGATTTAGGAATAGTGCTAATTATGCAGTTAAAACCCAAGATAAGAAGGTTGTCATAGGTTCTAATGTGGAATATGCTCCGTATAGTTTTTAATGCGGCTTTATATGGTAACATATATCGAATAAAAGGGCAAAATCGGAAAAGGCTAAGTTGTTAATTGACAAATATCCCTCGAATGTGGTACAATAAAAGAGAGGTGATAACATGAATAAAAATATTAAAAATTTAATTGGCATGAAATTTGGAAGATTAACAGTTCTAGGTTTAAGTGATAAGAAGAGCAGAAAAACTTATTGGGATTGTATATGTGATTGTGGAAATTTTAAAACAGCTAGAAGTGATTCTTTGCAAGATGGTTCAATTAAAAGTTGTGGTTGCTTAAAAAAAGAACAAGATAAATTAAATTTAAATCAAACTACTCATAACTTATCTAAAACAAGAATATATAAAACTTGGCAAGGTATGAAAAAACGTATTTTTAATCCGAACGATACAAGGTTTGCGAATTATGGAGGAAGAGGAATAAAAATATGTGATGAATGGCTTGATTTTGAAAAGTTTTATATGTGGTCTATTTCTAACGGTTATTCTAAAAACTTGACTATAGATAGAATAGACAATAACGGAAATTATGAACCTAATAATTGCCGATGGGTAGATATGAAAACACAATCTAGAAACAGAAGTAGTAATATATTAATAACAATAGGCAACACCACAAAATGTTTAATTGAGTGGTGCGAATTATTCAACTTAAAATATACTATGGTTCATGCTAGATATAAAAATAACGAAAATATAACTCTAGATGAATTATTCAAACAATAAGCTAATACCGAGGTAAAGCACATTTTAAAAGATGTGGCTCACCGTAGAGCGTAGGTGTTGAAACTTTTTAAAAGAATATAATACGCCCAAGAGTGTCCTTATTCCTTCTAGGAATGTGATGTACGCCGACCTTATAGGAAACTATAAGAAATAGAGGATAAAAAGCCTTTATGTTAACAAAGTGATTTAGAAAATGGAACAAGTAGGCAACCCGCAAGACCAACGCTTAAACCTGCTATAATGGATTACAGAGAAGATTACGAAAAGTTAATTGAACAAATACTAAAAGATTGACAATGATAGTTAAGTTTGCTATAATATAATTGGACATGATAATTCTCCTTTGATAAATTATACTCACCCCTAAGACGAGAGGAAAAATTCCTCTCTTTTTTTATTTTATTATTGACAATATAATTAAGTGTGTTATAATTTAGATATAGTAAATATTTGGAGGTATTAATTATGAAATGGAATTATAAAAAGTTTTTAAGAAATATGTTTTTTACAGTTGTAGCACCAATATTAGTCGTTGCTATAGCTTTTATAGGAGCTTTAATAGCTGATTGGTTTTATAATTTACCTAATTGGTTTGGATTTTAGGAAGGGGAGCAATCCTCTTCTTTTTTTTGTTTTAATCGCATAAAAAAAGAGAAGGTCAACCCTCCTCTAATAAACAAATATAATATCTCCTTCTATGCTGAATCTCATTCTTTTTCTTTGCAACTCTTTACAGATTTTTATTCTCTCCTTAAATCCATTGTAAGGAATAGCTTCACATATAAATCTACCCATGATAATACCTCCTAAGAATATTTATAAGTTAATTATACACTTACTTAATTATTTTGTCAATAAATAAAAAAATACTTTACAAGTGTGTACCCACTATGTTATTATTGTCTTGCGAGGTGATAATATGAAAAATCGTAAGAGAAGTAAACAAGTTAAATTCTACCTTACTGAAAAAGAGAAAAAAGCGTTTGATAATTGGAGAGGTGAAAAACCTATTCATATCGCTATAATGGAAATAGTTAATGGTAAATAAGGAGGATATTAAAATGCAAAACACTAAAAAAGTTTTTTCAATTAATGATGTTAAAAATAAAAAGAGCAACGTTTCTCTTATACAATTTCCGGAGGTTAAATATTTAAAAGATGGCGGAACAGTTCCAATAAAGACAATGGCAAATTTAGAATATTTGTTAAATCATTATGGAATAAATCCAGTTATGAATAAGATAACTCATGAATTAACTTTACAAATGGAAGGCAGAAAGTTTAAAAAAAGAGGTGAGATGCTGACATTTGTATATGATTTACAAGTGAAAGAAGGTTTAAATCTTAATAGGGCGGTATGCGACGAATATTTAATTGATATAGCTAACAGAAAAGAAATAAATCCCTTTGTAGATATGTTGAAGAAGTATAGAAATGATAATCACGATATAGTGCTTGATGTGTTTGAAAAGTGTTTAACGCTTCAAGATGATGCTTTAGAAGATGCAGAGTATTATTTCACTTTGTTTTATAAATGGCTTCTAAATGTTGTTAAAATGGCTCACAATGAGCTAGAAAACCGTTATAGTTCTAATGGAGTACTAACACTTCAAGGGGAACAGGGATGCCGTAAATCAACGTTTGCACGTAAATTAATGCCGCTTAATGACTTGTTCAAAGATGGAGTATCTTTAGACCCTGATAAAACTGATAGCGTGATTCAAAATACTAAATATATTCTTGTTGAGTTAGCAGAATTAGATACAACTTTAAAAGCTGACCAAGGTAAAATTAAGCAGTTTTTAACTAATACAACTGATGAATATAGAGTTCCGTTTGGTCGTGTCGCTGAAATATATCCAAGGCTAACAAGTTATATTGCTAATGTTAATAAAAAAGATTTCTTAAAAGATGAAACAGGTTCAAGAAGGTTTTGGGTAATTCCTGTTAAATCTTGTAATATAGAAGAGTTTGACAATTTCAATATGTTTGAGTTTTGGGGCGCAGTATATGATATGTGGTTGACTAATTATAGTATTGATTGGTTGACCAAAGAGGAAGAAGCGAAACAAAAAATAATTAATAGACAATTCAATGCTCAAACAGATATATCAATCATATTAGATGACAAAGTAGACTGGGAAAGTAACGACTTGAGAGTGTACAAGCTTACAGAAATAGCTGAAAAGCTCAATATAAAAGAAAAGAAAGCACTTGCTAATGAGCTTATGAGGAGAGGAATACCTAACCAACCATATAAAGTTGATGGTAAATCAATCCGTGGTTACAAAATACCATTTATAAGAGATTACTGGGAATAAATTAAGGCAGTATTTTTACTGTCTTTTTTTTTATTTTCAATTACTACATTTTCGGATTCAGTTACTACATTTTTATGTAGTAATACTACATTTTTACTACATTTTTACTACATTTTGCGGTTACATTTTTGTAGTTTACTACATTTTTAACAATAAAACTTATTGATAAACTGTTAAAACTCATTCATATATTATTAATTACTTTACTACATTTTTAGGGTTACTACATTTTTTACTACACTTTTACTACATTTTTGTAACCCCTTCAAACCGTTGGTATCACTAGCTTTATATATATTTACTACATTTACTACATTTATTTTCAAGAGTTTATTTATAATAATAAATTATATATATATTTTTTTATAAATATTTGCTATA